TGTCCCGTCGCACACCGAGCTCAACACTTTGTATTTCGCCATCTCTCTCGTCTCCTGTTGGTGGTGTTGTCGGCCGTCGCGCTTATTCGTCGAACCGGCCGACATCACAAAGTCATTTCTTGCGCTCGCTGCGTGCCTGCTACTACGTCACGTTCGTGAGCTTGTAAATCGCCTCGCTGGTTACCTCAACGGCGTCGCGTTTGAATTCGACGCTGTAATAAAACCCGCGGGGATCATCGGTGCGCCACCGATAAACCGTGTAATCCTGCGCCTGCGGCTGGATTGCCCACGTCATCGAACGGCTTGCCGGATCGATATAGAGCAGGTAGACTTCCTTGCTCCATACTTGCGCCAGCGTCCGGGCGCCCTTGGTGCCGCTGTTGTAACGCGCATTCGGGACAATCAACTGCATTCCGAAAAACGGATTGGGCAAGTTAATGCCGTTCTGCCACCGGAAGAAATCGGCGCCGGTGCCCGCAAGGCTTCCCGCCGTTTCCATTTCTTTTCGGAGGTTCACGTTCACCGCAAGCTCACGCGCCACATCGTCCGGGATCACGATCGCATTGGCCGGGAAACCAAGATTGTTTACAAACGCATTCTGCGCCGCATTGATTTCCTCGGGTACGTTCGCGGCCGTATCCCAGTCCGCGCCCAATGCCGTCGTGTGCGTCGTCGTCGCGGCAAGATTCTGGATGCGGATCTCGTTCATCAGCTTATTCTTGTGGAGCAAGCGAATGCTTGCTTCGTTTGCGGCGTTGAGCCCCCGTTCGGCCATCTCGTCATCTGTGACCAGTTCTTTAAGGCCGAACCGATCGGCAAAGTAGGTTGTCTCGGCCACATCGAAGTTGATTTCGTTGAGCTTCGACCGATCGCCGGCGTAGTTGGATACATCCACGTCGATGGTATCCATGCCGGTGGTCTTCCACCGTCCCGTCCTCGAAGTCACCCGCTGGGGTGGTGCCACAACGTCGGCAATGAGCGACTGATTTTCGAACTTGTATGCTCGAATGAAGTTCGTCATCGTCACATCGATGGCAACATCTTTGACTTTGGGCATTTTGCACCTCTTTGGTCAAAGGCCATGTCGAGGCCAAAAGCTGCCGAGGCTCTTTTCTCTGTTCATGCCCTTACGCCTGAACTTCGTAAAACCGCAATTGCAGCGGGAATTCCAGGTTGATGGTGGTCGCTGCCAGCGCTATGCCGCAGACATTGTAAATCGTGCCCGCCGTGGTACCGCGGGGGAGCACCAGCCCCGCGACCGTCACCATGCATTCGTCGTGCAACGCGATCGTTCCGGCCGCGATGGCCCACACGACACCGGTATAAACGACTGACACGTGATCGCCCGAGGCAGGCCCCTTGCCGCTTGCCGGACTGAGACCTTCCTGGATAAATCCGACGCATGGATCGTTTGATGCGGCGGTTTGGATAACTTCGCCTGTCGTGGCGTTCATCTTCACCGCGGCCATCGCGTATGAAATCGCCGCTCCGGCTTTCGCGCCAAACGAGGCACCCGGTTGCACAATGTCGTGCTTGAGTGAGATTGTTGCCATGTGGCATCACCTCTGATTGTCTCGTCACCTTGTCGAGGCCCATACTGCGAGGTCTACGCGTCGAATGTGGCTTGCGCCACCCATGTTACTGGGTGGCACTCACCACTGGAATCGTGCTTTCGCTGACCGCTGCGTAGGCGGTCACGTAATCACATTTGTTCTATATTGCGTAGGCTTTGACCTTCGCGTCGAGTTTTGCCGATTCCTGATCCACGCCGATATTCGAGTTGGACATCAACTCAGCCCGCACATCGGCCGGGAGTTGTTCGCTCCCGGGTTGCGCGCTGACGCCACTTTCGCCGACCTCACCAAAGTTGAGAACCTTGGGCTGCGCATCGAAATACGCGACAAGCGCGTCGAGCACGGAGCCTCGCTTCTCATCCTTGCCCGCCATGAAGGCGAGTTTGCCGTCATCGGCCTGCGCCGCCGAGATCGTCCACGCCTCGACCATCGTCTTGATGCCCGCCTCCTGTGAGGGCAACATCTTGCCGTCGGTTTTCGCCTTCTCGATTGTCGCCGCGACCTTCGCCTCGAAATCCTTGCGATCACGCTGTGCGATTTCCTTCGCCGCGTCATCGACGGAATCCTTCAGCGCCTTGATCTCCGCAATTGGATCAGCGTCGGCGTCGGTACCAAGCGCCTCGTTGACGCCATTCTGGAATGTTGCCGCCGCATCTTTGAGCGCCTTGTCATGTTCCTCGAGTGTCTTCTCGTACTCGGCCTTCGCCTCGTCACGCGCCTTTGAGACGGCAACATCAATCATTGCCTGTACTGCTTTCTCATCCATCAGGTCACCCCCTTCGGGTGTTTCAGCGCTGTATGTCATCGCCACAGAGTCCGCGCCATCAAGACCCTGAAACATCGCCACCCATTCGGCGTCATTCGCCGGGAGCAGCCCGCTTAGATCGCCACCGCCATCGTGCAGCGCGACCAGATCACCCAGCGTCGTTACCGCCGGATGTTGCGCGCCCAGAAGCCCCACTGCCGAGAGCACATTTTTGAACACTTTGCCCGTCGCCTCATCTCTGAAGCGGCGGAATATCTCCGCACTCACCCGAATGAACCGGCCCGCGCGGATGAGTTGCGCAAGTTTTGCCGGCACGTTGGTAATGTCACCGATCAGCGTGTCCCCTCGGACGCGCAAGTTGTCGACCCAGCCGAGAGACGCACCGGCGGTGATTTTGTTCTGTGCGCTTGCGTCGAGGTGGCGCATCTTGAAAAATGGCCGGACACGATCGCGCAGTGTGGCGAAGTTCTGAACCATCTGTTTAAGATCGGCCACGGTCCACTTCGTCGTGCGCCCATCAGAACTCGTCCATGAACCCGCGCGAAAGATTTTTACATCGCTCAGCGTCTCGGTGGGCAAATCGCTCGCCGCATGCTCGGAAAGTGCGCTGCAAATTTCCTGTGCCCTACCTTCATCGGAACAGAGCGAGACAATTCTGTCGCCGTCGTATACGGCGAACTTATCGGCTAGTTTTTTGACCTGTGCCATTATTATACCCTCATCGAAAAGCCCGCCCCGCGCGACACATTCCGCGGGATCTTGTCGAATGTGAACTTCTCCCCCTGGGTCACCGGGACCACGACCGAGCGGCAATTATGATGCGCTGGCGGCCACCCCTCGGCGTTGAGTTCTTCTTTGCGCAACACCCTGTTGTCCATCGACATACAATATGCTGTCGTCGAATCGTCGAGAACCGATGACCATTGATAAGCCACAACAAAATCCTCAACCTTTGGATCTTCAAATGTTGACCGGCGCCCCGCGTTGAACCATGTCGTAAAGAAGTTGCGTGCGATCGTCTCGTTGCGATATGCCGCGCCTAGTTTCGCGTCGACTACTTCGCCCGTGAGCAGATATTTCGAGAATGTCTTCTTGAGCTGCCCTTCCGTCCAATTGCCATCGGCGCGCTCGAGACCCGTAAACAGAATCTGTCGCACCTCGGTAAGAACTTTATCGCTCTCGGCGCCGGCGACAAATATCGACTTGGCCGAGGCTCTGCGGGCTGCGGCGCGAACGGCCGGCGTCAGTGATAACCCCGCCTTCACAAACACCTGCGCAATCTGATCCAGCGCAATCGTCGCGGGAACCGCTGCGAATTCATCAGGGGAAGGCTCTGCAATAAACCCCTGTCCGCCTGCGCGTTTTATTTCCCGCTGCGCCTGTAGTGCGCCATTGTACACATTCACCAACGCCAGCCGCTGCAACGCGCGCCGCACCTCGACGACGCCCGGGAGCTTCACCTGGTCGATCGCCGTCGCATTGCCATCGGTCACAATCTTCTGCTTGCGTGCAAAGTCGATTACCGATCGCAGGCGGCGCTGATATTGCGCCGACCATGTGTCCACAAAAGCCGTTTCGATCTGATTGGTCAGCTTGACGATGCCGGGCAGATCGACCTTGCGCTCGTATGTCGTCGGTGTGCGCACCACCTTGAGCTCGCCGACCGCGGCATGCGCATGAAGTTCGTTTTCGGCTGCGGTATTGCCGGGCATATCCGCGACGGGGCCCCGCCCTCCGACGGGACCGGCCGATGGGGGCGGTGGCCCCTGCGGGTCCTGTGGACCCTGTGTTGCGGATTGTTCTGTTGTCGGCAGATCGAGCATCTCGCGTACCGCACGCTCGATATCCGGATCAGGCACCAGGGCACCCTTTTCGATCGCGGTAAATACGCCGGTCAACCATGCCGCCTTCTGATCGTTGGTCAGGGGCTCAAAGACGAATTTAGGATAAGCATCTTGCATTCCGAAGTTGATATCGATCAGCGTCTTGATCACCTGCTCCTGCATCACCACCTCAGCAAGATCTGATTGCAGCCGTGTCAGTACCATGATGAACAGATCGAAGTGCTTCTGGCCGAGTGCAAACGCGCCACCCGGCTTTGATTCACTAAAGCCCAACAGGTCGGGCAAGAAGATTGCGCGAGCGATCGCACGATTGTGGTGGTTGACTGATGCCTCGAAAATATCGGCGCCCGTGCCGGATGCTTCGTGAAAGTCCACGGTCCAGGCATCGGATACCTTCAGTCCGCTCCGAATCGATTTATTCTTGATGAATGACGACACCGCATTAAATTCGCCTTCGCTGGGATTGTCGGCCTGTTTCCATTTGGCAACGACGGTGCCACCCGCGAAACGTTCGGCATACATATCCCAAAATCGCAACATCCAGCGCTTGCTGTTCCAGTGCGGATAGACGCGGGCGAGATCCGAGGTGCCGTATGGATCGTTGAATCGCGGCGCGTAGGTATAGATCGCGAAGCGTTCGCGTGCAAGGCGCTCGATTGTCCCGTCGGGCATGGTGTGGATGATGCCATCGGGTTTGATGTTTCGATATGGATCGGTATCAAAGCGGAATTCATGCGGGCGCTTTGTGCGCAGCCCCTTGAGGCCGAACATCCCGGCCCAATCGCCACCCGCGATCGGCTTATCATCGAGCACGATATTGGTCACGCTGTAGCCGTATTCGATCGACGAGAGCATCTCGTGCATGCGCCCGATCAGCGCGCCCGGCATGCGCTCGAGCATTGCCGTAACAAAATCGGCCTGCCGCACCGCCTCGGGGTCGTCCTTTACCGCGGGCTTGATCTTCCACGGCGAAGATAATGCGCCGACCTTCTTCATCTCGATGAACGTGCCCACGCCGCCATCGCACATCATCTCATCGACAATCCCGATGCCCTTGCGTGCGAACAGATCCGATTGATTCTCCAGCCCGCCCATCGCCGATTCAATCGAAGAAACGGCTGATGCGGCCTCGGTGAAATCACCTGCCGCCCGGCGCCTGTCCTGTTGCGTCTGCGCGTATTCCTCCGGGACCTCAATATGGCTCATGTCCAATCTCCCGCGGCTCGCAAACTATCGCCCACCTCGGCCTCCGGTTGCGGGCCGACCCGTGCGGCATTTTCCATCGCGCCCCACAGCGACATTCCAAATGACATCACGCAGTCCTGTACCAACGCCTTATCTTGCCATTCGTAATCGTTGAGTTCTTCGATGAGCGGCTCGATGTAGGGAATTTCCACTTCCTGATGTTCCATTGCCCGGACAGCGTTGTTGATCATGTCGGTTTTACGCGCCGCCGTGAACATGAACTTGTGGATTCGCCATGGCTCGATGTCGAGATGATCGCCCGTCTGGTCCATCCCCGTCGCATCATAATAAACGGCGCGCGATCCGAGCGCGTCGGCGACATGCTTTATATCAGATTCGACATTGGGCCACGGCCGGCGCTGGTAACGATCGAAGTAAAGAAGCTGCCACGGTTTGGTGTCCATGCGTAGCGCGCAGCACACGGTCCAGTCCACGGCCTTAGCAAGATCCCATGCGCAGACCCAATAGCCCGTTGAGGTCAGAAATTCCGCGCGCTTTCGTTGCCGCGCCCTCATCGGCGCGCCTCTCACATAGGCGCAAACAGCGTCATAATCAAAATTGAGGTCCGGGTTGAGGCAGCCATCCACGGCATCGGAACTGAACGGCTTGGCCGCGTCGTCGGTGAACTCGCCGCGAATCTTCTGCGCAACCTGTCGCTCGCTCATCGTCGATTCCATCTCGCGAAGATAACTGTGCGAGATATGCGGGTTGTCATACGAGGCGCCCGTCATCAAAAACGCGCGTGCCCGGCGCTCCTCTGCCCTGGCGGCCGCGATTTCGTTCTCGGCTTTGCGCCATGCGTCGCGGTAATACCAATTCTTCCCGCGCGGCGTCCCGGTCCCCATCACCGTGCCATCGATGTCGGCCACACGCATACGCAAGACATCGAGTGATTCCTTCGTTCCCAACGCGATCTCGTCAAAGTTGATCAGACGGAACTTGTGGCCCTCAACATATTTGCAATCGTGCTGTGTCGAACGCGCCCATATCTCCCCCCCGTGTGCAAGGCGGATTGTTGGAAACGGGCTGGTGACCACATCGTCGACCCAGTGCTCGAATCTTCGCGACTCAGCCAGGCGCTCGCAAAAACGCCACGCGATGTTCGCCTGGTCCTGCGTGATCGAGGCGTTGAGCACGGGGAAATCGGCAGGGTTGGGGATGCGTTCGGGAACGATGAATGCCGACACGATCATCAAGATCACGCCGGCGAGTTCGGTCTTGCCGAAACGGTTGCCTGTACTCACGTACATGCCGGGCATCTCCCCGCGCATCGCGGCGTCAATCGCTGCCCGGAGTGCGACGACCTGCTTGTCATGTGGTTCCCATTCGAAATACCACCTAGTTAACACCCGCGGGTCCCGCGTGCGCTGGTACTCCGTCAGAATCGCCCGGTCCGCTGCCGAGAGCACGAAGGAACGTAAGCGCCTCTTTTGCCGTCGCGTTGCCACTTGCCCCCTTGAGGTATTCAGTGTCCCGTTGCATGAGCTCGAGCGCACGAAGCGCGAGATAATAATCCGGCTTGCCCATCTTCGCCTTGCCTGCGCTCGTCGATGTATCAAATCGGGATTTCCCGCATAGCGCGTCACGAACGATCTGCTCATAAATCTTTGCGCGTTCCTTGACGTGTGCCAGCGGGACATCCGACATATCCGCAAGATACTCGCTTTGCGCCTCGCGGATCTCCATCTTGAGTTCGCCTCGCAACTGGCCGATGCGTTGCTTGGTGACCTTGACTGAAAAAACCGTCTCCAGTTCTTTGGCAATTTGAGGCGGCGAGGCAAACTGACCAAGTCGCTTTGCGATGTATTCTCGATGTTCTGCGGTTAGCTTCCTGGGCATTAGCGCATTACCACCGTCAGATCAGAAAAAGGAATGCCCCCGTGGCCCGACCTCGACAGAGAGCACACAGGGGCAATATCGCCGGAGGACCGACGAAACCGTAAAATCGTCAATTGGGGAAAAAGACACAGACGCGAACCTTCGATTGGCGTTGCGTCGAGGTCTGTTCGTGACCGGATCAAATCACCCGATATGCCACCTTGTCAGTGGTGGTAAAAAATCCACAATTTGTCAAGCAGGTTTTTTCGGCGGGGCCATGTTTTTTCGGCGGGGCCATGTTTTTTCGGATCCGAGCGGTGGGTTATGGCGTGATTTTCTCGGGCACCCGCAAAAACGGGCAGTCTCCTGAACCAAGAATCGCGCTCAGCACACCATATCTCAACGCTGCGGGGATTTAATCTCGAATTGGTATCATTGGTTGCCATGCCGTGTTTCATGCGCTTAGCGTCGAGTTATGGCGTTTTCGGGGTTTGAGGATTCGGATCTGCGGGTTGGGTCGGCGATCGTCCCAGCGCCAGATCTCGCGGGTGGCGCATGAGGGCGCCGGAAAGGCGCGGAGTGTCTCGGTTTCCGCGGAGCCCGGCCAGCAGTTTGTTTTGACCTGGATCATGCGGATGTCGTTGCGGCCTATCGCGATAACATCCCATTCGCCCAGGCTTCCGGCCGCCCGCGTGCACCGGTAGCCGATGGCCTCGAGCGCGTTGATCGTGCGGTGCTCGTTGCGTGTGCCTTTGCGTTTTGCGTTGATACTCATGCGGTTATGATCTCTCGAGCGCGTCCGGATTCTAGCATTCGACGGCCTCGTCGGTCAAGGCGTTTTTGTCGGCATCGGGTGGGCTAAGTGCCTCGAGATGCTCGAAAAACCGCGCATAGAAATCCTCGTGATTCGCCGCCTTGACCAGCCCGGCATGTTCGTCGTCGTAGACGCGGCCTAGCGCCTCACTGATGGTCCCTGTCGCGAAACGGCCGCACAGCACGATGCACCGGTCCAGGAACTTCTTGCGGGGCAGACCGAGGTCTTTGGCGAGCCGCTCGGCACGCTGGGCCTCGTAGGCGGCCCGTTCTTCGGCGGGTGTGCGCGCCTGGGGCGGCTCCGCGTAGCGCTGGGGCGAGATCTGACCGACGCAGGCGCAAAAATATCCGACCAGCGAGCTGGTGACCTTGCCGGCGGCGTATTGCTCGAGCGTGTGGCGCAGGGCGGCGAGGATCTGCGGCGGCTCGAA